GGCAAGACCTCCGTCGGCTGCACCATCTCCAACGGCTTTGCCCGCAACGGCGTCGGCGTCTTTTACGCCTCGCTCGAGATGCAGACCGCAGACATTTCGACGCGCATGCTCTGCGACGCCGCCTGCCTCGCCCCGGGCGACTGGGTGCCGTTCGACTCGATGATCTCCGGTCGCACCAGCGATGCCGACACCGAGCGCCTCGAGGCGATTGCCAAGGCTACCGCATCATGGCCGGTCCAGATCGATGACCGCAGCGGCGTCACTCTCTCCCGCCTCGCGCTCGCCGCCCGGCGCGTGAAGCGCAAGATGCTGGCGCGCAAGCAGAAGCTCGGCGTCGTCATCGTCGACTACATGCAGCTGATCCACAGCGACGACAAACGCGCCTCGATCTACGAGACGGTGACGGCCACTTCAAAGGGCCTCAAGGAGCTGGCGAAGGATCTCGGTGTCACCGTCATCGCGCTCGCCCAGCTCAGCCGCGAAGTGGAAAAGCGCGACGACAAGCGCCCGCAGCTGTCCGACCTCCGCGAGAGCGGTCAGATCGAACAGGACGCCGACACCGTGCTCTTCCTCTTCCGCGAGGAATATTACCTTGCGCAGAAGAAGCCCAAAGCGGGCAACGAGGACGAACATCAGGCGGCGATCGACAAGGCCAAGGGCAAGCTTACCATGATCTGCGCCAAGCGTCGGAATGGGCGCACCGGCGATATCACCCTGAACTATCTCGCCCCTTATCAGGCGATCCGCGGTAACGATTGGGGGCGCAGATGAGCGCCGCCTCGAAGCCTTGGATGAAGTTCTACCCGCAGGATTGGCGGGCCGACGAGAAGCTGCGGATGTGCAGCCTCGCCGCCCGTGGCTTGTGGATGGAAATGCTCGCGATCATGCATCGATCCGAGCGATACGGCCAACTGCTCATCAGCGGACACGTCCCGACTGACGCGCAACTCGCCGTGCAAGTAGGAGCGTCCGAAAGCGAGGTCACAGCAATGCTGGCTGAACTCGGCGGAGCGGGCGTTTTCTCACGCACGACCAGCGGCGCCATCTACTCGCGACGCATGACCCGCGACGGAAAAAAGGCCGAAACTGCCCGCAAAAACGGGAAAACCGGAGGTAATCCAAATCTCCGAAAACAAAGAGAAAAATCCGCGTCGGATAAGGGTGCGGATAAGACGTCGGTTAAGGGTGGGGTTAACACCCAGAGGCCAGAGGCCAGAGGCCAGAGGCCAGAAGAAGAAAAGCTAAGGCAATCTTCTGTAACTGCGCGCGATCCCGACCCGCCGCCTTCGCTGCACGAGCAGCGATGTCGGTCTCTTGCCAGCACGATCGGGCTCACCCGTCCGATCGCCGAAGCCGACCGTGCCCAGCTTCGCCAATGGCTGGCCGACGGGCTCGACTTCGACTTCCACGTCCTCGAAGCGGCGAAGGGCGTTGCGGCCCGGGAGCATGGGAGAGGCCGCGCCGTCGGCAGCTTCCGGTATCTCGACGGGCCGGTGCGGGAATATGCCGCGGAGTGGCATGCCGACCGCGAGAGCTACAAGCAAACGGCTGCAAACACATGATTTTATCGCAGAACCGGGGGCAGCCGGCAAATTCTGCTGTGAGACGAAAATCAGGGGGTTGCCGTGGGCAAGAAGCGCAAGCGTGATGTGATCGACGTTCGGGTCACGGAAGCGATGGCGGAACGCGCTCGCCGGGCCCGGGAAGCGGTCGTGCCGCCCACCCCGGAGCAGATGGCCCATGCCGATTTCGTCGAGATGGGGATCTATGACCGGACGCCCGATGGACGCCGGCATCGCATCGGGAAAGCGTTCAAGCGGGTGGCGCGGTTCGAGAGCATTCCGGGGCTGACCGTCGAGCAGTTGTTCGCCTTGCGCGCCTACCGGAAGGCGTTCGACCAGGCCGAGGTGAGCGAGGTCAAGTCCGGGCTCGACATCCGACCGCGCGGCATGGGCGGCGCTGAGGCGGCGATGGCCCGGCTGGAGGAGATCGCCTTCGCCAAGATGGCGGTGCAGCGGATCGAGGCTCGCGTGCCGGCGTCGCTCTGGCCGACGCTGCGGGCGGTCGCGCTCCACGACAAGGATTTCAAGGCGCTGGCGATCGAGCGGTTTGGCGGACGCGATGTGTCGCGGCTCCGAGGCGATCGGTTCGAGACGACGATCGAGCCGCGGTCGAACACGCATCGGCAGATCGTGCGGGAAGATTTCATGGCCGCAGCGCAATGGCTCGTGGTCGCGCCGCCGGCGCCCGTCGTGGTCTCGGTCGACGACGGGCTCGTTGAGGTTTCGGCACCGTCGAAGGTGCTCGACCCGGCCTATTTCGACGAGCACGGGCAGCTACGCCCGCTGGAGGACATCGCCGAGATCATCATCGCTCGGTTCTTTGGGATGCCGGATCCCGATCTTAGTGAGGAGCGGGCGGCGTGACGGTCGTCTGGCGAGTCTGTCCAGCGAGACCTTGCCAGACACCGAAGCAAGTCCTCGGCATCAAAGCAACGCCAAAAGGAATGAGTGGGGATATCAGCAGTCCCCAATAAGCATTCTCAGGACGGCCGATAATGGTGAAAGCCGCCAGATATCCAACGATTATTAAAGCGCATCGGCGGAACATTTTGTCCCGACAAAGCGCCAAGCCAATGATGCTGCTCACCACTACCGCGCTTGTTACCCACGCGGGCAGCGGCGCCAGCACAAGATTGGTTTGCGCTGCGCGGACGGCGAAACCCAAGCCGCCGATGTGCATCCACCCCGGCGAAACGGCATCGGTCGGGAGGTGCAGCTGCGAGGCCTTCGCCATGTGAATGGCGAACAGCCCGACGAACACCACGGTCGCAGCCAGCCACGCGCCGGCATCGCGCCAGCGGCGCTCGGCCGCGCTGCAGAACGCCATCGCCAGCAGGAAGGGCAACGCCAGCTCGCGCAGCAGGCAGGCGAGCAACGCGAGAACGATCGCCGGCAGCAGGTGCCCCAGCCTCCACGCGGCTAACGATGAGGCGAGCAGCAGGCCGGCCCACAACTCGTGGCTGTAGATCGCCAGCGGCAGCACCACGTACCCGAGAGCGGTGAACTGCAAGCACACCGCGGCGGCGCGCTCGATCGCGTTGAGCCCGGTCTTCGTCAGTGCCGCCCACGTCAGGATCGAGGTCAGGATCGCCAGCGCGATCTGTGCGATACTCGCAGCGTTCGGCGTTCGCAGCGCAGCCAGCAACCAGGTCAGTCCGGGTTGGCGAAACACGATGGCAGGCGCGGTTGGTGCATGGTGACGGCGATGCTCCGCTGCCGCAGCGTCCCAATAGCTCGAGCCGGCTGACACGCGGGCGACGATGTCCCGGTAGAGGTAGGCATCCTTATCGTTCGCCAGCCGCTGGCCGGTCTCTTGCGCGGTGCGCGTGTAGACCGTCGGTGCCGGATCGTATGGCCTCGCCGACAGGAACACCAGCAGCGCCGCGCCGATCAGCACGGCGACAATCAGCCATCGGGGCCACCCTGCTGCCGCAACCATGCCGGCGAAGATGATGCGCATTCGCCTGTCGGGCAAGCCGCCAAGTTTCGCGCATTTGCAGGTGGCCCAGACCGGGACTAATCGATTCGAACGCGCCCGCTTGCATTTGGGCACGAAAATAAGCTAAGGGATCAGCACTCGAATTGCGCCCGGGCCGAAAAACGGTTCGGGCTTTTTGATTCCGGCTGCGGCCGGAAGCGCTGCGGCACGAGAGTGCATTGGCAAGTCGGATAACCAATCGAGGGTCCGCGCGATCGGCCACCACGACCGATGACGACCCTTGGGCCAATGTGCCGGCGTAACACCCGGCCCGCAGCAACCCCTTCATTGGCGCGTGGAGCAGTCTGGTAGCTCGGCAGGCTCATAACCTGCAGGTCGTCGGTTCGAATCCGACCGTGCCCACCAATTCGGACAGCCACCATGTTCAAGCCGCTCGTGCTCCGCATCCGGCACGCATGGTTCGTGCTGACCGGCCGCATCATCCTCCCCTCCGACATCGAAGGAATGTCCCTCATGGCCCAACTCGCCAAGACCGCCGCGTCGATTGCCGCCCTGTCCATTGCCGCTGGCGCGCTCATCAAGGTCGCACAGGACAACGCGACTTCGGCGTCCGACGCCAATGCCGCGCTCGCCGCTGCCGACGATGCCACGTCGCAGCAGATCGATGCCGTGACCGCGACGATCAACGCCGCGCTGCCCGCGCCCGCGCCTGTCGCGGCGCCGACCGATCCGGTTCCGACCGATACCGCGCCGGCCGCACAGCCGGTCACGGACACGCCGCCGGCCGCGTAATCGGCTGATCCGCCATGTCCGACGAGCGTCCCCCAAACCAGTTCAAGCCCGGCCAGTCTGGCAATCCGGGCGGCCGGCCGAAGACCACGATCACGGTCATGCGCAATGGACAGCCGGTGCTGATGAGCGTCGCCGAACTGGCGCGCGAGCATACCGAGGCTTGCATCTTGGCGCTGGCCGCGATCGTCGGTGCCGGCAACAACGCCGATCGCAATCAGGCCGCCAAGCTGCTGCTCGAATTCGGTTGGGGCAAGCCGAAGCAATCGCTCGAACTTGCCGGGCCCGGAGGCGGCCCGATCCGTACCGCTGACGACAGCGTCGCGAGCCTCGCGCGCCTCTCGGTCGACGAACTTCGCCAGCTGGAGGCGATCCGTGCAAAGCTCAGCACTCCCGCCGATGATGGAGATCCAGAGGGAGTTGGCGGAGCGGAGCCTAGCTGACTTCATCCGCATCGGCTGGCGGTACATCGACCCGGCCGATTACATCGGTAACTGGCACATCGATGCCGTATGCGAGCATCTCGAAGCTGTCAGCCGAGGTCAGCTGCGCCGCCTGATCATCAATATCCCGCCGCGGCACATGAAGAGCCTCAGCTGTTCCGTCGCATGGCCCGCATGGACGTGGATCCAGAAAGCGATGGCCGGAACCCTCGCGGGACCGAGCACGAGCTTCCTCGCCATCTCCTACGCGCACAACCTGTCGATCCGCGACAGCGTCAAGTGCCGACGCCTGATCTATAGCCCTTGGTACCAGGAGAATTGGGGCGATCGCTTCCGTCTGGCCAACGATCAAGACACCAAGATCAGGTTCGACAACGACCATCAGGGTTACCGGATCTGCACCTCGGTCGAAGGTATGGCGACGGGCGAAGGCGCCGATATCGCCATCATCGACGACGCGATGTCGGCCGGGGACGCCAACAGCAAGACCGCGCAGGACGCGGTGATCAGCTGGTGGGACAATGTCATGCCCACCCGTCTCAATAACCAGAAGACGGGCGCATTCGCGGTCATCGCGCAGCGGCTGCACGAGCGCGACATCGTCGGCCACATCCTCTCGAAAGAGAACCGGACCGACTGGACCGTGCTCTGCCTGCCGGCACGCTACGAGCGCGAGCACCCGCATGTCTGGGCTCGCGACCCGCGCAAGGAAGAGGGCGAGCTCCTCTGGCCGGCGCGCAACGGCGAGGCGGAGGTCAAGGCGCTCGAAACCGCCCTTGGAGGTTACGGCGCGGCGGGTCAGTTGCAGCAGCGCCCAAGCCCGGCAGGCGGCGGCATCTTCAAGGCTGAGTGGTGGAAATACTTCCGCCCCGACGCGCTGCCGGTGGTCAGGCGCATCGTGCAGAGCTGGGATACCGCCTTCAAGACCAAGACCGCCAACGACTACTCGGTCTGCACGACATGGGCGGAATGCGAGAACGGCTATTACCTGCTCGATGTCTGGAAGCAGAAGGTCGAGTTTCCGGACCTGAAACGCATGGTCGTGTCGAAGGGCGCGCAATGGGTCGAGGGTCACCGCGTCGCCGCGATCCTCGTTGAGGACAAGGCATCGGGGCAATCGCTGGTGCAGGAACTGCGCCGCGACACCACGCTGCCGATCGTTCCGATCAAGGTCGATCAGGATAAGGAATCACGGGCGTACGCGGTAACGCCGCTGATCGAGGGTGGCCGCGTCTTCCTGCCCGAAGGCGCGCCTTGGCTTGCCGACTTCGTCGCATCGCTGAGCGGCTTCCCGAATGCGGCGCATGACGACGACGTCGATTCGCTGACGCAAGCCCTCGCCTACATGGCTCGCGAACAGGTCCACTCGGCCGGATTCCTTGGCATGGTGCGCCAGCAGAATGCGGAGCGCGCAGCAGCAGAGCAGGAGGTCGCCGCACAGCGCGCGGCCCCGGTCGAATGCCCCTATCCACCGGGTAGCGTCGAATTTGAGCAGTTCATGGCGAACGCTTGAGGGAGATTGATATGCCTTCTCCCGCCGGCGGCACGATGACGAGCCTGTCATATAATTTCAGCTACGGCGCACAGGCCTGGGGCCCGTTCAGCCCGGGCATTCCGATCCAGCCGACGACGCAGCAGCCGGTTCGAAGCCTCGATTTCCGCCCGAACATCAACGCAACTATCCGGCCGCGCGCCTATGAACCGTTCGGGTTCGCGCATCTCCGGGCGTTCGCCAATGTCGAGCTCATCCGTCTCGCGATCGAAACCCGCAAGGATCAGATCGAGCGGCTGGACTGGCAGATCAAGCCAAAGGGCGACAACCGCAAGAAGTTCAGCGACGAGCGTATCGAACCGCTCGTGAAGTTCTGGCGCAAGCCCGACGGCGTCATGCCGTTCGCGACCTTCATCCGCATCCTGCTCGAAGATCTGCTCGCGATCGATGCGCCGTCGGTTGAGATGGTGCGTACCCGCGGCGGAAAGCTGATCGGGCTGGAATATGTCGAGGGCGATACGATCCATCCGATGGTGGACGAATGCGGTCGGCGCCCGCGCGATCCTGCCGACGTTGCCTATCAGCAGGTGATCAAGGGCGTCGTCTGGAACGATCTCACCAATCGCGATCTGCTCTATCTGCCGCGCAACGTCCGCTCCAATCACATATATGGTTTCAGCCCGGTCGAGCAGATCGTCGTCACCATCAACACAATTATGCGCCGGCAAGCGGCACAGCTCGCGCACTTCACCGCGAGCAATGTCCCGGCCGGCCTGCTGAACGCCCCTGACGGCTGGAACCTCGACAAGATCGTCGAGCTACAGCAATGGTTCGACGATAAGATCAGCGGCAACACGTCGGAGCAGAGCAAGGTCATCTGGGGCCCTGCCGGCTCAAAATATTCGGCGTTCAAGGACTCGCCGATCAAGGATGAGTTCGACGAGTGGCTGGCCCGCGTCGTCGCCTTTGCCTTCTCGCTGCCCCCTACCCCCTTCATCCGCCAGATGAACAAGGGGACGGCCAACGAGGATCAGGACCGCGCGCTCGAGGAAGGGCTGGAGCCGATCAAGCTCTGGGTGAAGCGCTTTATCGACAGCGTCATTCAGGACGAGCAGGGCGCGCCCGATCTCGAATTCGCCTGGATCGATACGCCGTCAATCGATCCGAAGATTCAAACCGAGATCGACGACAAGAACGTCCGCAACGCCACCGAGACGATCGATGATATCCGCGATGCCCGCGGCCTCGACCCTCTCCCGGATGGCCTCGGTTCTCGCCCGCTGGTCTACACCTCGACCGGCGTGATGACACTCGAACAGGCGATCAAGGCGTCGGACGATGCCGTTGCCGGTCAAGGTCAGGTCGAGCCGCCCAACCCTGACCATGTCGGCGATCCTGATCCCAACGCCACGGAAGCAGTCGGCGATGGCAAGGAGCCGGCGCAGAAGCCGAAGGACGCAGCCGAGGGTAAGCAGCCGGCGGCCGAGAAGCTGGAAAAGCGCAAG